TTGCGCCGCGGGTAGCGACGCGGTCAAGGAGGCGGGGCCGCTCTACCTTCCGTTGCTCGACGCGCATAAGGACGGCAACGGTCAGGACTACGCGGCTTATAGAGGTCGTGCGTTGTTCTACAACGCGACGGGTCGAACGATCGAGGGCTTGGCAGGGTTCGTGTTTCAGAAGGAGCCCACGGTGGACGCGCCCGACGAGCTCGACCCTGTCGTGAAGGACGTCACGTATACCGGGGTCGACCTCTCGACGTTCGCGCTGTGGACGACAACTGACGTGCTCACGACGGGTCGTTATGGCGTGCACGTTGAGATGCTCGACGATGAGTCAGTCACCGCGATCGCAGAGCAGCGGCCCTACTGGCGCGGGTATCGCGCAGAGGACATTCTCAACTGGCGCGTGGAACGACGTGGGTCAGACCCTGCGGTGCTTGTTCGCGTCGTGCTGTACGAATGTGTCGAGGAACAGAAGGAAGGCGATCCCTACGTGACGATCGAGGTCGACCAGTACCGCGTCCTCGAGCTCGTCGGCGAGGGCGACGCTACGCAGTACCAGCAAAGCACGTGGCGTAAGGTCAAGGACAAGGATGAGTACGTAGTCCACGAGGCGCCCAAGATCGCGATGCGACGGGGCAAGCCTCTCACGCGGATCCCGTTCATCTTCGTCGGGCCGACGTCCCTCGCGGTGGACGTGTCAAAGCCGCCGCTGCTCGACCTTGTCGAGGTGAACCTCTCACACTATCGAACGATGGCCGACCTTGAGCACGGCCGGCATTATGTCGCGTTGCCCACGCCCTGGGTATCGGGCATGCGCGATCAAGACGACCGCGCGCCGCTGGCGGTGGGTCCGCAAACGGTATGGGATCTCGAAAAGGGCGGGCAAGCTGGTATGCTCGAGTTCACCGGCAACGGACTCGCGGCCCTCGTGACAGCGGACACCGACAAGCGGAAGATGATGTCCGTGCTCGGGGCTCGGCTCCTCGAGGATCAAGCCGCTGTTGCCGAGACCGCAACCGCGGTGCTCATGCGGCACAGCGGCGAGGGCGCTACCCTCCGCAAGATGACGAAGGTCGTCTCGGAGGCGCTGACCCAGGCGCTGCGCTGGACCGAATGGTGGTTGGGCACGGAGGATAACGTGTCCGACATCGAGTCGACTGTCGAGCTCAATCAAGAGTTCTTCGCGATCAAGCTCAACCCTCAAGAGCTGCAGGCACAGCTTCAGTTGCTTCAGGCCGGCGCGATCTCTTACGAGACGTTCTATTACAACGTCACGACCGGTGGGTGGACGCGCCCGGGCGTCGACTCGAAGGAAGAACAGGAACAGATCGCGCGCGAGGGTGGCGGTTCGAACGTCGATGACGAAGACATCGAACCTCTGCCCGAGGGTGAGGACCAGGGGCTCGAGGTACAGCCCGGTGAGGAAGAGGCTGCGGGACCCGGCATGATGGCGGGCGATCTCGTGATGCACGATGAAGGACCATACAAGATGGTACGCCGCAAGGGCAAGTACATCGTCGTCAAGGCCGACAACGGCGAGGTGATGGGCGAACACGCCACGAGCACCGAGGCGAAGAAGCAGCTCGCCGCGCTGGCGATTTCACAGCGTAAGGAGAAGACCAAGCGTGTGGGTGGGCGTTAGGCAATGGCGGTCACTATCGCGCCTCGGTCGGACGCGGCCCTACGTCGCGAGGAAAAACGCTATCATCCGCGCGTCACGCGTGCTCTCGTGGTACTCGCGAAGCGGCTCAAGAAACTCATTCCCCGCGACGAGCTCGAGCGTGCGCTCGCGTCGGGAAACGTAAACAAGGTCATGGAGTTGTACGCAAAGACGCGCATCAAAAAGCAAGCAGCACCTCTCGCCGCCATCCTTCGTGACGTGGCGGTACGCATGGGGCGCGCGACGGCACGGGAGATCTGATATGTTCCTCAGGGGTTGGTTCACCACGTTGTTCTTGTTCACGTTCGGTTGTTCGAGCGTAAACCTGACGCCCGTTCCGTTGGACTTGCCGGGCATCCCCCGCGATGTTGACCCCTCGCTGGCGCTGATGACGGGTAACGGTCAGGCTGGTCACGGCTGTCCCGTCGATGGCGCTGTGTATACCGCGCGTCACGTGATGTGGAACAGGGAGCTCGGTCAGTTCGAGGGTGCGAGCTGGAGCTCTCGTGGTGAGGAGGGCGGCGCAGTTGTTTCAGGTGTGTCGCCCATCTCGGACATCGTCGAGTTGGGTTTGTCGCCGAACACTCTTGTGTATCTTCCGCGCGGGAGCGCGCGCGTGGGCGAGCGCGTTTACTGGTTCGAGTACGACTTTCGAACGAAGGCGAACGCACTGCGTGCGCGCCGTAGATTCGCGGTGGTCCTACGCATCGTGGCGCGGCAATACGTGCTCGATGAGATTCCCGTGGGTGGTGCCTCAGGCTCGTGTCTCATCAACGAACGGGGCGAAGCGATTGCCATCGTGACGGGCGGATGGGAGCTCACCGATGGGAAGTTCGTGGGCGTTGCGCCGAAGCTGCCGGAGACGTTCTGATGCCTTTCTCATTCGACGCCAATGCGCCCGCGTTAGAAAAAGAGATCGCCTCGCGCATCGAGGGCATCAGCGAGGAAACCCGCGAGGCGATCCGCGCGACGGTAGTGCGCGGCTTTCGTGAGAAGATCGCACCGCTGGAGTTGGCGCGGATCCTCGAGGATGTCGTGGGACTGTCGGTGCCGCAGGCGCACGCGGTGCTGAACTACCGCGAGGGGCTACTCGCTGCAGGAGCCGATGCTACGAGCGCACGCGCGCAGACGGCGAAGTACGCTGACCGAAAGTTGCGCGAGCGCGCGGAGACGATCGCGCGTACCGAAGTTATGACGACGTTGAACTATGGGCAGGAGCTCGCGTGGGATCAGGCGATCGGCGAGGGACTCATCGACCCCGACGACACGCTAAAGGTTTGGGTCGTCACGCCCGATGAATTGCTGTGCCCCATCTGTGAACCGATGGCGGGAGAGGCCGTGGGCATCGACGAAGAGTTCGAGGTCGAAGGTCCGCCTGCACACCCAAACTGTCGATGCACCACGGGGCTCCGTCGCGCAGAGGCCGTCGAGTCGCGTCGTCGCGAGATTCAAGAGCGCTTAGCGAATAGATGAACGCGTAAACGTTAACCCTTGAACTAGGAAGGAACGAAAAGATCATGGCTTTGAAGTTCGTAGTCACCGACATCAGCACCGTGCCCGAGGCGTTTCGAAACGAGTACGAAGCGCGGGACGGCAAGTATTACCTGAAGATCGACGGGGAGATCCCCGCCGTCTCCGAACTGCAGGTCAAGCTCGCGGAGTTCCGCGACAACAACATCGGGCTCACCCGCAAGGTGCAGGAGCTCGAGACGAACGCGGCACGCTTCAAGGACGTCGATCCCGCCAAGTACAACGAGTACAAAACGAAGATCGAAGAGTTCGAGAAGACGGGCGGTATCAAGTCCGCCGAGGACGTTCGCGCGAAGATCGCGGAGGCCGTCACGCCGCTCCAGCAAGAGCTGGCCAACATGCGCAAGGAGAAGCAGGAAGCCGACGATCGCATCAAGCGTCAGGCGATCGAGTCGAATCTCCGTGACGTCGCCACCAAGGCCGGTGTGCACGACTCGGCGGTTCGCGACTTCATCACCCGCGGTCTCGGGGTGTTCAACCTCGAGGGCAAGGCGATGAGCGGCGACACACCGCTGTTCTCCAAGAAGGACGTTACCAAGGGACTCAGCATGGAAGAGTGGGCCGCGTCCCTCGCTGCCGAGGCGCCGCACCTCTTCAAGCCCTCGCATGGTGGAGGAGCCCCGCCGCAGAAGGGCGCACCTGGGTCGTCGGGTGGAACGTTGCCGGGTGGCCAGCGGTTCATCACCGGTGAGGACCCGTTGGAGTTCGGCCGCAACCTGGAGGGCATCGCGAAGGGCGACGTGAAGGTCGTTCCGAACCAGGGGGGCTAGACATTCGCGCGTCGTTGTGCTACGATAGATTCGACCCCTGAGAGCAGGGGTCGAACCTTCGTATCTGTACTCACCTCTTCCGCGTAAGTCCTCGGCGAGGACCTAAACGGCTTGCCCCGGTGGGGCCTGAATCAGCTAGGCCACATCCGATAAGGAGCAAGTCATCATGGCCAATACCTGGACCGAGGTCATTCCCAAGCTGCTCGCTCAGGGGCTACTCGCCCTTCGGCAGCAAGCGATTATGCCGCGTCTCGTGAACCGGAGCTACGAGTCGCTCGCAGGCGACAAGGGCTCCACGATCGACGTTCCCATCCCGTCCGCCGTGACCGTGGCCAACGTGGCCCCGGCCGCGACTCCGCCTTCGACCAACGACAGCGCGCCGACGAAGGTCGCGATCGCGCTCGACCAGTGGAAGGAAGCGGCCTTCTATCTCACCGACAAGGACCTGCTCGAGGTCATGAACGGGACCATCCCGATGCAGGCCTCCGAGGCGATCAAGGCGATCGCGAATCAGGTCGACACCGACATCTTCGCCTTGTACAAGTCGGTCTACGGATTCGCGGGTTCGGCGGGCGTCACGCCCTTCGCCGCGGATCTCGCCGCCTACCTCGAGGCTCGAAAGGTCCTCGCGCAGCAGCTCGCGCCGATGGATCCTCGCAACGCGGTGCTCGATCCCGCGGCCGAGGCCAACGCCCTCCAGCTGCGCGCCTTTCAGGACGCCAGCTTCGGAGGTGGGAACGAGACCATCATCAACGGACAGATCGGCCGCAAGGTCGGTGCGCTGTGGGTGATGGACCAGAACGTTCCCTCGCATACCGCGGGTACCGCCTCGGGCGCGACCTCCAGCGCCGCGGCTCACGCGGTCGGCGACACTTCGATCCCGCTGGCTTCCGCGGGAACGGGCACGCTCCTCGTGGGAGACGTGATCACCTTCGCGGGTGACACGCAGACCTACGTGATCGTGACCGGCGACTCCGACGTGTCGAACGGCGGGACCATCGTGATCTCGCCCGGGCTCAAGGTGGCCCAGGCCGGCGCGACGGCGATCACCGTCAAGGCGACGCACGTGGTCAACCTGCTCTTCCACCGGGACGCGTTCGCTCTCGCGATGCGGCCCTTCTCGGGCGCCGATCCGCTCGGCATCGGGAACTACCAGTCCGCCGTCGACCCCGTCTCGGGGCTCGTCCTCAGGCTGGAGGTCACCCGTGAGCACAAGCGGACCCGGTTCGCCTACGACGTTCTCTATGGCGTGAAGGCAGTCAGGCCCGAGCTGGCCGCGCGGATCGCGGGCTAAGGTCCTCCTGACCGATACGTAAATCGGGGGCTCGAAAGAGCCCCCACACCTCAGGAGGAAATAAGCCATGAGCAACGCGGTCTTCGCACAGGGGACGCTGCTCAAGATCGGCGATGGGGCCACCCCCGTCGAGGGCTTCACTACGATCGCAGAGGTCAACGACCTCGGCGGTCCCGCGCTTGCCCTCGAGGCCGTGGACGTCACCAATCATTCTTCACTCGAAGGGTGGAAGGAGTTCATCGGCGGCCTTCTCGACGGAGGCGAGGTCTCGTTCTCGATCAACTATCAGCCGACCCATGCCACGCACAACAACACGACGGGTCTCATTCGCGACATGCGGACGAGGACCAAGCGAAACTTCCAACTCGTCTTCACCGACGCAGGCGGCACGACCTGGAA